CATTGGAAGATGTTTTTGGTGGCGACGTTCCTGAAGATTTTGATTGGACTGAGTATTCAGTAATTAGGATGCCTGTCCAGAACCTTCCTGATGGATTTATGGATTCGGGACAAGTAGCAAGAGCTAAAGCTACTATCCACTCTGGTATATTTAATATGGAGTATGGAGCATGTTTTACCACAGATAGCCAAGGTTTCTTTAAAAGAAGTCTTATCGAGTCTTGTTGTACCTCTCCTACCAAACCTGTGAGTTTTCCTTCTGGTGAAGTTTATTTCGATTCAATGTTAAAGGGTAACCCTAAAAAGAAATATGTATTTGGAGTTGATCCCGCTTCCGAAGTCGATAACTTCAGTATTGTAGTTATGGAAATAAATGAAGACCACAGAAGAGTAGTTCACTGCTGGACAACCAACAGGAAACAGCATAAAGATAAACTTAGGTCAAGAATGGTTGACGAAGATGATTTTTATTCCTACTGTGCCAAAAAGATTCGGGATCTTATGAAAGTGTTTCCGTGTGCCGAAATAGCGTTAGACGCTCAGGGCGGTGGTATAGCTATAATGGAAGCTCTTCAAGACAGGGACAAGATAAGAGAGGGTGAGGTTGCTATATATCCTACGATAGAAGAGAAAGAGAAAGAGACGGATCATAAAGCCGGTTTACATATATTACAGGTTTGTCAGTTTGCAAAAGCTACGTGGTTAGCAGAAGCAAATCATGGACTTAGAAAAGACTTTGAAGATAGAATTGTTCTTTTCCCGTATTTTGACTCTGTTAGTATCGGTCTTTCTATCGAGGACGATAAAATTGCTAACAGGAAGTATGACACCCTTGAAGATTGTGTTATGGAAATAGAGGAGCTTAAAGATGAGCTATCTATGATTATAATGACGCAGACATCAACTGGTCGTGAAAGGTGGGATACTCCAGAAGTAAAGGTTGCAGCAGGAAAGAAAAATAGGTTAAGAAAAGACAGATATTCGTCTTTGATCATGGCTAACATGTCAGCTAGAATTCTTTCTGTAGAAAAAGAGGTTATAGAATATGGAGCTATTGGGGGATTTGCTCAACAAGATAACTCAGCAAAGTACGATAATGAAAAAATGTATTATGGACCATCTTGGTTTTCTGATAAAGTGCAGGATATCTACTAATTTGTGTATAATGTAATATCAATCATATTAACAATACTATTGTCTGGAGATTAATGCAAATGACTGAAGATTCATCACTTTACCGTACTTGGGGTAATGATTCACAGAAACAAGAGGCTTATGAACAAACTTCGGATAATGTCAATGCTTATGACGGTGTTCAAAAATCTGTAGGCTATGGAAGAAGAACTAGCTATATAGATATTGAGCCTAGCCGTTCTGTGAGAACTTCTTTTGTTAGATCTGACTACGATAGTTTTAGGCCCGGAGAATCCGTATCTAACAAGCAAAAGAGAATAATAAAACAATGTATGCAGGCTTACGACAGAGTCGGTATCATTAGAAATGTTATTGATTTAATGAGTGATTTTTCCTCTCAGGGTCTTGTTCTGGTTCACCCAAATAAAACTATTGAAAAGTTTTACAGAAAGTGGTGGCAAGAGGTTGGTGGCGTAGATAGGTCAGAACGGTTTTTAAACTATCTATATAGATGTGGAAACGTAGTTGTCCGTAGGCATACGGCAAAAATTAATAGGCAGCAAGAAAAAAATCTAAGAAACTCACTAGCTGCTGATGTTAAGATAGAAACTTTAAAAGTTTCAAAAAGAGAAATACCTTGGTCTTATGATTTTCTAAATCCCTTAGCCGTAGATATTAAAAACAGTGGCTCTGAGATGATTGGAAAGCCTGAGTTTGTATTAAACTTATCAAAGAATAGTTACGAAGCTTTGGTTAAAACCGACAATACTCCAAATACAATATTTAAGACTTTACCATTAGATATACAAAAAAGACTTAAAAATGGAGATAGAAAAATACCTCTAGATCCAGAGAACGTACAGATGTTCTACTACAAGAAGGATGACTGGCTTCTTTGGGCAAACCCTATGATTTATGCTATTCTGGACGATATCATAATGCTAGAAAAGATGAAGCTTGCTGATGTTGCAGCGCTTGACGGCGCTATATCTAATGTCAGACTATGGACGGTTGGCGATCTAGACCATAAGATTATACCTACAAAAGCCGCTATAAATAAGCTTAGAGATATTTTAGCTAGTAATGTCGGTGGTGGAACGATGGATCTTGTTTGGGGGCCAGAGCTTAAATTTACAGAAAGTCAGTCTCAGGTATATAGATTTCTGGGTGGTGACAAGTATCAACCGGTACTGACAAGTATATATGCTGGACTTGGTATTCCTCCCACTTTAACTGGAGCTTCTAGCGGTGGAGGATATAGCAATAACTTTGTTTCTTTGAAAACTCTTATAGAAAGATTAGAATACGGCAGAGAGGTGTTATCGCAGTTTTGGAGGCATGAAATTAAAATAGTGCAAAAGGCTATGGGATTCAGACTTCCTGCTGAGATACATTTTGATTCTATTATTCTTTCGGATGAAGCCGCGCAAAAGAAGTTGCTTATGGATTTAGCTGACAGGGATATTATATCTCAAGAAACTCTATTAGAAAGATTTAGAGAAATACCCAACATTGAAAGAGTTAGAGTTAGAAGAGAAGAGAGAGAAAGGGCTAACGATTCTGCTTCACCAAAGAAAGCTGGGCCGTACCATAATCCCCAACATAAGGATGATATGGCTAAGATAGCTTTAACAAAAGATATTTTAGATTCTGAGTATCTTGAGAATCTGGGGGTTCCATATACAGATCCTCCAGTCGTAGAACCCCCGGCTTCTAACAGCCCTAAAGATAGTGAAAATAAACCTATTGAAGATAATGGTAGACCTAAATTTTCTAGAGATACACAAAAAAGAAAGCAGAAAAGGGTTCTACCCAGAAGTTCTGACGCTACTTCAAAAACCCTATGGGCTATGGAGGCTCAGGCGAAGATATCTGAAATAGTATCCCCTATCGCCTTGGGACACTTTGGTAAAAAGAATATCAGGAGTCTAAATAAAGCCGAGGTTGACCAACTAGAGCATCTAAAACTTTGTATATTGACTGGTATGCAACCCTTTATGGATATCAATGAAGGTGTTATAAAACAGTTAATAGATAATAAAACTAAACCTTCTGACGAATTTTACACTTTGGCAAATGCCAAGAAGTTAGACTTTGTAGATAGTAACCAAAGAGAGCCAAATACTTCTGAAATTAGATTTATATACTCTGCTACATTTGGAGAAATGTCTAATTTTTAGTAATAAATTCTATTATTTAAAAAATTTGTGTATAAGTTTTCGGAGGTTTTTTTATGAAAATATATGAATCAGAAATAAATGACGGTATTGGCGAACTCGTAAAGAGTACGGCTAGTGTTGCGTATTGTTCTGAGGCTGTACAGGCTGATGCCTTCAAGGTTCCAGTCAATATCGCTGACAAATGTTTTGCAGAAAATAAAGATCAAATAGATTTATTTTATCTTGAGTCCGTACTTGTTAGCACCGGCTGGAATAAAAATGATGATGTTTTTGATCCAAAGGAAACTTGGGCGGCCAGAGCTACGCCAGAAGATAAGCCGTTTAATTACATGCACGATGAAAAAGATATAATCGGTCATATAACTGGCAATAGTGTTGTTGATTTTGAAGGCAATGTTATGGCTGAAGAACAAGATCCTCCATCTGAATTTAATATATTAACCACCGCCGTTATTTACAAAGAGTGGAGCGATGTAGACCAAAGACAAAGAATACAAAAAATACTAGCTGAAATCGAAGAGGGACAATGGTTTGTTTCTATGGAATGTCTATTTCCTAATTTTGATTATGCTTTAGTGGATGGGGAAGGCGGTACTAGGGTTGTACCCAGAGAAGAAAGTTCTGCCTTTCTTACTAAGCACCTAAGATCTTATGGTGGAAGTGGAAAATACGAAGACTACAGAGTTGGCAGACTTCTGAGAAACTTATCGTTCTCTGGTAAAGGCTTAGTTTCAAAACCTGCTAATCCTCGTAGTGTGATATTGGAAGGAAATAGATTTTTTGATGAATCTGAGGCACAAATTTTAACTATATCTTCAACTAAGGAGAATGATATGTCAGACGTAGATAAGCAAATTGACGATTTGCGAACCGAATTAGCAGAAGCTAAAGCTGCTAATGAAGTTTTAAAAGAAAAAGTAGTTGCGGAGCAACAAGCCGAATTTGAGTCTAAGATTCAAGCGCTTGAAGGCATCGCTTCTGAGGCGCAAGCTAAACTCGATGAAAAATCGGGCGAATGCGAAACCCTTGCTCAATCTTTAACAGAGGCTCAAGAAACAATTGTAGCTAAAGAAAAAGATGCTAAAGAAAAAGAAGAGGCGATGAAAGAAATGAAGAAAAAGGCCGACATGATGAAAAGAAAGGCCCAGCTTGAAGAAACTGGACTTGATTCAGAAGCAGTCGCATCGGCTTTAGATTCTTTCGACGAAGTTG